CATGTTCCCTAATAACTATTACCAGTATAACGCTGGCGAGATTATAACTGCCGATACAGAGAGCGTTGTGGAGCAGGGAAAAAATTTGCTAAATGCAGATGACTATTACGCAGCATATAAACAGTCTGATGGCAGTTATTTGAATAATTCAAGTGACTTCGCCGGAATAAACATTCCTATCGGAAACTATATAGGTAAAACACTCATTGCCACTCTTAAGGCTACTGTTTCATCTCAACCAACTAGCTTTTTTTGGTTAGCTAGAATAAACGGCACTCGAATTGAAAGTTCCTACGAAAAAGGCGAGCGAGTTTTGGCGAATACTACTGGTATCGCAAAATTGGCAGTAACACCAAAAACACAAAATGATACATTAGCGATGTCATTCGGACAAGGTCGTGGAGATGTGATAGTACGAGATATCCAAATCGAACTAGGCGACACCCCCACAGCCTATGCCCCCTTCCACCGCAACGAGTATCCAATCCCAGAAGCCATTAGGGCACTGCCTGGCTACGGCGTTGAGGGGAATGCGGTAGACTATGAGGCTAAGACCTATACGCAGAATAACGCTATTGACGGAACGGAAATCAAGGCGTTAGATACACCTATAATCACCGACATTTCAACCCTAATTGACGACGATTTTCTGCGAAATCTAACAGTCGAAGCAGGTGGTTCAGTGACATTCAAAAACAGCAATGGCGACAGCTATCGCATACCAGTGCCGTCAGAGGAAGAGTATATCGTGAAACTGAGTGAAGTAGGAGGTACAACATGACAGATTTGCAAAAGAAAATGGCTGAGAAGCTAGGGCTATCCACCGAAGATTTTCAGCCGAAGAAAGCCACAAAAGTTGACGAGCTAGAAGCGCAGGTGCTATATACTGCGCTGATGACCGACACACTAATCGAGGAGAGTGACGACAATGTATAGAAAAGTCAAGAGGTTGTATGATTTAGGGCTGTACACGGCTGAGCAGGTCAAGGATTTTGCCGACAGGGGGAAGATAACCCCTGAACAGTACGAGAAAATCACTGGGGAAAAGTATGAAAGCGAGGACAACGAGGGTGGTGGAAAGACTAAATGAGCGTAAGCATATATAACAAAACTGATAACAAGCTTAGTTCACTAGCAAACCAAACGGAGCTTATGAACAATGACGGTACGGCAGATATTACAAGCCAAATAGAAAATTTGACTACCTCGGTTAAAAGAAACACAGATGAAATATCTATTCTGAGTGGAAGTTGTGTTCGCATGGAGAAATTAAATCGTAATGCTCATATCGCAGGTGGCACATGGAATTGCAATGATCCAGATAATATAAATGGGCTTCTCGGTCAAATAAATCGTGGCAATATTTCCGAATTAGGTCTTGGTACAGAACTGAAAATAAAAGGAACTATTGAAAATGTTCCTTGTATCGTTGATGGTGAAGAAAGTACAAAAACGGTAGAGTATGATACTTATTTTGTATGTGTAGCTGTGGATTTTCTTAGAACTACAAAAGCCTCAAGTGGAAAACGGTCATATACGTTTATGCCCTTTGGCTCACCAATAGGAACAAATGCTATTGATAACGCTACAGGCTTAGGTGATGTTCACGCATACTCTCAAACATTCATTCAGCAAAAGGTTATGCCTGTTTATACTGCACATTTTAAAAATATTTTTGGAAATAATCTTGCTGAGTTTTCAGACCCATTACCACTTATGATTAACAAATCAGCCACAAGTTACACTTATGTCAATGGTGGTGGAAGAAGTGTGGAAAACTATGGCTATAGTGATAGCTATACCTCCTATTCGCTTAGATTACCGAGTGAGCCTGAGATTTTCGGACATTATGTTACTTCAGGTTGCTATGATAATTCAGGCATGGAGTCACAGTTGCCATACTTTGCTAATAAGCCAATTACTACGGCTTTAACAGGTTTGGGTTATGACACTACCTCTGGAATGTGGCTATCG